AAATGTGTAATATATTATAATGTGGTACAACTACCCCGAAAAGTAGCAACCATCCCCACACTACTAAAAAACGCCACCAAAAAGATATCTCCACCAGCGTAAATAACGCCAAAACCCCACTAGCAACAAAGGGACCAAAACAAAACCCGTTTTATATCACATTACAGATTCGGCTCTACATAGAGAGACTCCTATTATAAGTGGCGGGCGTACGGCACCCATGCCATGGCATCGCTCTTATGTCGTCGCTTTCCCTTATCCACGCCACGACATCGGTTCTTTAGAACTAGCGTTATTTGTATGCCAGCAAGGGTGTAGCACCAAGCAACTAGCCCGCTAGAATACGGGCGTTAGGGTAGGGCTACGGGCGATACATGAACTACTGATTGTGTCGTTGATATTACAACAACAGAAGTGACCAACGATTGGTCACTTTGGAAACGGAGCAAATAAAATTCGGAAGCAAGATACATCGCGTACTCTCGCGAAATCACAGGTTAGTTTCAAGCCGTTCACAGCAACCATGCGGAAGGGTGATGACTTTAAAATCAAGTTAATCATCAGTCTCTTTCTCGCATGGAGTCGTGAGGTCAAGCGTCTCGGCAACAAGGAGACCGTCTACGGCAAGACAGGGTACACCATTGGCAAGTTCATTGGTGAGTGGGTAGACACAATTGGTGATGTTGATGGGCAGGCTTCTGCCAAATCTTTCAAGAACCGTGTTGAGGCAATGAGCAGGGTTTCTAAGAAGTACGACATCAGAACAATTGAGTCCATCTCAATGCTTGCCCGATATGACAAGGAAATGGTCAAGTCGCCCAAGGCGACTGCGACTGTCAAGAGTGTGCGTTTCACTCGCGACCAGCGTGAAAAAATGGCAATGGTGTTGCGCAAGAATGGTTTCACCGACGCCCAAGTTGCCAGCGCCATGCTGTTCGGTGTGATGGGCAATAAGTAATCTGACCAATCATTGGTCACTTTAGTAATGACGAAACCCCCTTACACGGGGTCATCCACTATCAGGTGGGTCTGACGAGTCAGCAAACAGAAATGAGATAATAATGAAGCGTTCATCAGATAAGGTTGAGGTCACGATTGAGGGTGTTACTTACAAGTTTCACGGTGACTACATTTGGGGTACAGTTACGATAGGCACTTCACCAGTTCTAATCGTTGGTGATGGTGGTTGGGAGTTCTACCATGACGACCAAGATGGAATGACGGGCGAGTTGGCGTTACGAGTTCTCGCTCACTTCTAATAAATACGAACATGACGAAACGCCGTGAGGCGTCATCTGCTGAGTGGCAGGTCTGACGAGTCAGTAAACAGAAATGAGATAATAATGAAACGAGTAGATTGGACTGCCACACTTCACAATGCTGTGTGGACTCTGAAAGCGATAGAGACTCATGATGACAACAGTCATCATCTGTACGACTACGACTGGTTCAGGGTCAAGCCTTCATTGCGTGAGATTGCTCACCTCCACAACATCACTTACGGGCACTTGGTGCCTCAGGGTTACACGAAGTGGACTAACCGCTAATATCTGATAGTTGCCTATCAGTTTGCTAGTCAAGCCTTTCACGGTGTCAGACCCGTGTTAGGCACTACGCACATTCCGTGCGTTACATAAAAACAATGTCCAAGGAGGACACCATGAAATACGACCATGAAACTATGCCCTACATGAGCGCTATGCGCCCTGTTGGGCGTGACCGCAACAAGACAAGTGGCAAGACTTCACATTGCCATTCCAAAGACACCAAAGACAGGAGAGTCAAATGAGTCCACAACAAAAACTTGCGCTAGGTTTCCTCTTGTGGGGTATCTTTGCGACGACAGTACTGTTGGTAACTAATCGGTTGGTCAATCCGAAACCCAAGGTCATTACGCTTGATGTGTTGATGACTATGCCGACTCACGATTGTGTGTGTCTGCGTTCTTATGAGGTGAACTCATGATGGGTAGAACAGATATCAAAACTCAACGCATTACAGATGTAGGACATTTCACCGTGTCATCCGTCTATTACAGAGTAGTTGAGAGTGATTACGGTCACTCATATATTGTCAATGAGACGATGCTCTTTGGTAATGGTCAGTCAAGTATTGTGGTTGGCACGCATAATGACCATGACCGTATTGTTGAGTTCATCAAGTCTTTGTTTGATTTCTCAAATCAAGAGTTGGCGATTATCATGATGTTCATGAAGACTCGCCAAGATGTGCTTGATGAGGTGAACTCATGATTGCTTATGCTTGTGATGGTGGGTGGGGCTCCACTTGTAGACCTTATGATGGTGGCTGGACGCCATTCGTCTTGGGTATGTCGTTTCTAGTGTTGTTCTCTGTCATCGCATTGTTGATGATGGAGGGCTCAGAAGTCCATAAAAAAATCGCCACTAAGTGGCATAACAGAAAGCAGGTAAAGAAATGAATCTAATCAAACGAAATCATAAAGATAGTGTCCATATGTTTGGCGTCCAGCAGTTGAGTGACACCCTTGAGCAGGAACTGGATATTGAACATCCCGTGATTGAGGTGAACGCTTATGTTCTGTCCCGTGTTACTTCCAACATTGAAATCCGTGTAACACTTGACGGAGGGGTTGAAATGTATTTCGTGGACTATGCTTCCTCACACATTGTGACATATGAAATAATGGATTGGTTCATTGACTCTCAGTTGGAGTGGTCAAGTACTAAGTCATGGTTTGATGATGACGACTATCCACACTTAGTTACGCCTTCACATCCCGAGCGTTTAGCGGGCGCATTAGAAATATGTCGCCTACTATTGGATGTGAACTTCCATGATGAGTGGAACTTCACTGTTGCCACAGAACTCAAAGGGTGGAATGAATATTCATACATGCCTCTCCATGAATATATTCATCCTGCCAACATTGTGGGTATCTGATGGGCATGGATGTTTATGGGCGTGACCCGAGCAAGCGTCTCAAGGGCGACACAGATAAGTTGGTGGGTGAATACTTCCGCAATAATATGTGGTGGTGGACACCGCTATGGGAATACTGTCTGTCGCTGTACGGGGACAAGATGCCACCTATGGAGCATTGCTGTGACCATGAGGATGGTGACCCTGATATCTATGATGTCTTTGAGGCAGAAGATGGCTTCATGAACTGTGGGTACGGTCTTGACCGTACCGAGAGTGAGGAATTGGGAACTATCCTCTTTCTTGAGATACAGTTCGGCAACACACAAAAGTTGTTTGACGAAATCAAAGGAGAGTTCCCATTCTCTGTTGAGAATGTTCAGGAGTTCTCTGATTTCTTAATGAACTGTGGCGGGTTCAATATTTACTAAGTGACCAACGATTGGTCACTTTGCTATGCCAGCGTCACACGGGCTCGTTACCTGTGTGGCGCACTATGCGCAATCCTGCGCAGAACCGCACACAAGTGCGCTAACAGAAAAGAGAAACAAATGCCAGATCAAATCAATGACAGCACACCCGACGAGGAGGAGGACGAGCCAATAGCAATATGCTCGTTCTGTGACGACGAGTGTGACCCTGACAATGATGTCGTGACAATCATCCACGGCAGTCGTCGCCTAGACGGTGAAACTTACCGCCGTGGCTACACGGAGGAAGATCGCACAGTGTGCGAGGATTGCCGTATTGCTTGTAACGACTGCGGTACAGAGGTTCACACCGAAACAGTAAATAGCGACTGTAACGATAACGCAGTCTGTCCCAACTGTTGGGAGAACTACTGTGAGTGTAATGATTGTGGAGAAATGATCCACAATGATGACAGTCAATATCATGAGGGTGACGAGTGTTCGTACTGTAACAACTGTTACGAGAACTTGGAACAGTCTGGTGCGGTAGTGACTGGTAGATATATTCACAGTTACTCTCATAAGCCTGACGCTAGATTACATTCCATTGACAGTGATGGAGAGTTGTTCGTCACTCATACTTGGAATGCTCCGAAGTCTTCAGAGCACACCCTGTACATGGGGTTTGAGTTGGAGACCAACCGCAAGGATCGTGACAAGCGTTACGACCTCAACGCCATTGCGAAATGGTTGTTGGATAATAGTCCTGAGGATTACTTGTACAACAAGGAGGACTGCTCGATCAGCGGTTTCGAGATTGTTACGCACCCTTGTACGCTTGAGGCGCACAAGCGCTTGCTTCCCCGTGACGCTATCCGTGGTCTCGGTACTGAGCACGCGATGAAGTCGTGGCAAGGTAGCGGGGCAGGTTTCCATGTCCACTTGAGCAAGAGTGCGTTTGAGATGCCATCTCATAAGTACAAGTTACAACTCTTTCACCACCGCAACATGGAGGTGCTCAAGCGCTTCGCTGGTCGTGATAGCGACTACGCCTCCTTTAGCAACTACTCAGGGCGCAAGGCACTGAACATTGCGAAAGATAAATCGGGGCGTGAGTATCAGGACTACCGCAATAGTGCGCTCAACTTTATGAACGAGCGTACGATCGAGTTCCGCTACTTCCGTGGCACACTACGCCCCGAGTCTGTACTTGGTGTGTTGGAGTTCTGCCACTCGGTACATAAGTTCACGCAAGAGGTCACCTCCAAGGAAGCCAACAAGAATGGCTTGTCGTGGGCATCATACAAGGAGTTCATGGTCACACAAGGCTACGAGTTCCTACCTGAACTGTGCGAACTGCGTGCCGTTTAGTTTCTATCAACCATCAAATGAAAGGAGACACAACCTATGTGTTTACTAATATTCTGTAAGGGCGGTCACACGCCATCTAAGTCCACTCTCCGCACTGCGGGGAAGCACAACCCTGATGGGTTTGGCTTCTCCGTAATCGGAGACAACCTCATACACACATACAAGTCCATGGAACTGGAGGACACCATCACGGAGTTCTACAAGATGAGAGATCGTTACCCCAAGGGTCTCGCTCTCTTTCATCTACGCATAGCGACTGGAGGTACAGTTGATGTCAATAACTGTCACCCGTTCTATGTCAGTAGCACACTAGTGATGGGACACAACGGCATCCTGCCCATTGACGAGGAGAGAGGTCTCAGCGACACTAATCTGTTCGCAACCGAATGGTTGCCACAGTTGGATGTCGTTGATCTCTTGGATACTCCTGATGGTATAGCGGAGTTATCTCAATTCGCTTCAGGTTCTAAGTTGGTGTTCCTCAACATTGGTGACGATCTCAAGGACGATTACTATATTGTCAATGAGAAGTACGGTCATTGGAAGGATGGTGTGTGGTACTCCAACTATTCGTACATTGCGTACACTCCACCACCTAGCCGTGAGTACACGGCTTATCCTTATCAGGCTACTCGTGGTTGGGAGGGAGACTTTGATTACAACACGGACTACCGCAACTATCTAGACAAGTCAGGTAAACCAATGTCGTATGTCTCTCCTTACAACAAGGTGACTCCTGATGATTACGAGGAGTATTACGAGGACACCAGCAGAGATGGCTTTCAGTATCGCACTTGGCATGAGAATGACTGCGTGTATGACGCTGACAACGACACATGGGTTCACCCTGACGATCTTGACGAGATTGGTGACTTGTGTAGTTGGGAGTGCCATGGTTGCGGTCAGTCCGAGATGTTTGACCTTGCCATTGACGAAGTTTCCTACTGTATTGAGTGCGGAACCTGCTGGTTCTGCTCCAAGCCAATGGAGACCTGTAAATGTGACCATCTGATCATTGACGACTCAGGTGAGTTCTAAATGCGAGTACATATAGTTTCTAGATACGAGTATCAAGTCCACGCACATTTCGTGCGTGGCATGACTGTGGCTTGCCACGGAAACGGAGTACATAATGCCAAATGACAATGACACACAAACATTCATGGATGAATACACAGCATGGGCAACCAAGCAGGAGTACAGGATTACTGCGGAGGAGATGCGAGGTGAGGTGCTCGAGACACCTGACTTTGAGTATCTTTACGGAGTGGAGAAACTCAAGAACGCAACACTCAAAGCGAACCATGCTCTGTTCTCTAAGTTCTTGACTGAGATGATACCTCAGGGACTGAACGAGTCCGACTCTTGGGAATATCTTGAGGGAATGATTGAGCAAGGTCTGTTACCTGACCCACGCAGATTCAAGATTTCTGTGTCACTAAACTTGGGTGTAGACCAGCGTCTCCACCTTATCGTGCCTTATTCCTATGACACTCACAATAGCGAGCATGGCGATATATTGTCGGAGATCAACGATTGGTTGGCAAGACAGTCCGCTGTCTTACAACCAATGATAGATGTGGCAATGGAGTTCATAACTCTGACCTTTGCTCAACGAGGTCACACGGTTGAGGTGTCGAATATGTCGGCGCCTCGGGCAAATAATGCTGTCTATATGAGTCGTGCTACACGCGAGGAGGGTGGATGGTGAACCACCACATCCCAAATCCATCTGATAGACTTAACCAATCAACAACTACAAAAAGGAGTACAACTATTATGAGTGAAACATTCAAACTGGAACTGTCATTAAAGGAACTGGAGTCTCTAAACAAGACTGTAGGTATCGCTATTGACAACCTGACAACTAAGGTCAATAAGCATGGGGCGGACTCTACGCTCGGTCAGGCGGCACGCTCTGACAGAGCCTCGCTATGGTCTGCTTCAGTCCAAATCGGTAACGCTTTGAGCGAGGAGTATGACAATGAGTAAGCCCAAGAAAGTCCAAGTAGACGACACATCTTTGGCAGAGTACTTTCCTGTTGAGCCTCGTGCGCACCCTAGTGACATTGGGTATACACAAGAGTCCCCTATCAAGACACTCTACTATCACACCTTTACACCCGAGATATTTGTGGTGATGGACGCAGACGGAGTCGTTCAAGACTATGTTGAAGTTCATAATGGGAGTGAGTGGAGGTACGAGAGCATGCTCATGTACACCACGGACAACACGGGTGAGGTCACTCCACCTGAGGTCAAGCAGAAAGCCATAGAGTCCTTCTTGACCAACTTTGTGGTCAAGTGGGATAGTGCTAAGGGGGTTGTCTACAAATGACCAAGTTAGCACCTACACATTGGGTCTGTCCTAAGGACGGGTGCGGTAACTCGCTTGTCACTTTCGTCCCTGTGAACGAACCTCCGAGTTGCCATAGGCATCCTCGGGCGGTTCATAGCATGGTAGAACCTTTCACACTAGGTAGAAAGAAATAGCGACGACATACCACCACTTGTTTATCACAGGTGTATACTGAGTCTTCAGACTCCCCCAGCAACAGGAGAACGGCAGGGGAAGCCCCGGGCTTCCTCTGCCTCTATCCACCGAACAAAGGAGAAATATGACAAAGAAAAAAGACCCTAATACAGTATCCAATCGGATACCCATCGCCACTTGCGGTGTCGATGCCCATCCAATGGATTGTCTTTGCGATGTCGTTGTGCGTGAAATCACGCCCATCAATGTTGACATGGTAAGGGACGGGTGGTGCTCAGAAGAGATACTAGAGTACCTGTTCCCTGACAAGATAGACCGTTGGACTAACGAGACCATCCTCCAATTCTTGGAGGCTGGCATGATGTTCCACGATGAATGGACTGTCGTTACCAAGAAAGCAGGTTTGAGTAGACGAGAGAGGAACAGGCGACGGGCACGCCCGCCGTATTCCCTGTCCTCTGAACAAGAGAACAGACTGTCGTCGCAAGTCAACAACGACGAGGTGTCAGCGACTTCTCTGCGAGTCTATATGAAAGTAATGTGGGACATAACAATAACGCCCAATCAAGCCACCCTGTTGCGAGAGCGACTCCTAACGAAAGCAGATAACCAATGAGAATTATTGAGAGAGAAGACGGGAAAGGACTCAATGTTTATGTCCGTCAATCATGGGTCGGAGACGCACTCATGTGTAACGAAAGGGGTAGGCAAGGTATCCTGCGCCCCGAATGGTCCATGCCCAACGATGCCACCATCCTAGGGACTGCTGTACACGCTGGGCTTGCCTCTGCGTGCTCAGGTGAGGGCTACCCTCATGAGGTGGCTCACGAAGAGTTACAGAGGCTTCTGAGCGAGCCTTTCAACCGTGTCAAGTACACAGATGAGGAACTGTTTGGTTACATAGACACTCTGATTACGGAGTGGGAGAAAACCATTCAACCAACCTTGGGAAAAGTTCTCGGGGTGGAGCAAGAGTTCCAGTTTGAGTTAGACCAATTCATGGTCAACGACACACCAATCTTTGTCTACGGCAAAGGCACAATCGACCTCGTAACCGAAACCTCAGTTTGGGATTGGAAAACGAGTGCTCGAAAATATTCTGCTAGAGATAAGCAATCTCAAGCGGTACAACCCACCATGTACTCCGCGGCTATGGTAGCATTAGGGACACACCAGTACCCTGTTGACTTCAAGTACGGAGTTCTAGTGCGTGGTGGCAAGTCACAAGTCGTGACTCTCCACCGCAACGAAAGCCACGTTGAGTGGCTCAAGGAGCAGGTCCGTCCTTTCGTTAGAACGGCGCTGTTGAATGGTACTGAACACTCGTGGACTAAGAATGACACACACTACCTGTGCAGTCAAACATGGTGCTCGTACTGGTCGGTATGTAAAGGAAGCAAACTGTCACAAGGTGACCTAATCCCTAAGGAGGGAAACTAATGATGAGCAAAGACCAAATCATTGTCACGCAAGTAGCCGCAAAAATTGCGGCAGAACTGGTGAACAAGACAACAGACAACGACATGAATGTATCCGCATGGATCATCGGGTTTGACGCAGTGAACGAAGCCTTACTCAAGGCATGCGGTCTCATTGCGGTGACTACCGATGAAGCAATGAACTCGGTACAGGAAGCATTCGGTGGCATGGAAGTACAAACGCAGACAATCAAGCCTGCGTACAATCTTCCACGAGCACAGCCAGCAATGTCAAACGCTGACGGAGACTTCAGGGTACAGATCGCTGGCACGCAACACGGCGACCTACCTTCATGGCTTCACAAGGCATGTCAGAAGTCGGGCGTTACCCGAGTTTGGGACAACCGTGATCAAGCAGTCGGCACACGCCGACCATGGTTCAAGCAGGCAGACAATGCGGAGGGTTCAGAGGCGACAGCCTTTTGGCCCCCGAAAGGTGCCTGAGTGTCTCTAGAGGCATTTGCTAGCAAGTGGGAAGCACTACGGTTGGAGGGGGAAACCCCTCCAACTATCCCTATAGAAAATGTAAAGCAAATGACCTACTACCATCCTTTAGAGGAAGCCGCAGATGAGTTCGTACGATGGGCACAGTCCCCTCACGAACGAATCTACACAGGCTTTACAGACCTAGACAGAGAGATGAGAGGCATCGCTTCAGGCGAGATGTGCCTCATCATCGGATACTCACACAGTGGCAAGACATTGACGCTACTGGAAATGTTGAAAGCGAACCGTAACAAGAAAGTTATTTACTTCGTACCCGACGAACCGAGAACATTGGTCCTCATCAAGTTGGCGTGCGTAACACACGGCGTAAACGCTCGAGACCTAGAACGACTCATAGCACTAGATGATGTCGACGCAATCTCTCTATTGAAAGAGACGGCGAACGAACACTTCCCAAACCTTGCGGTCTTTGACCAACCCATGGCTCTCTCCGACATGGAGAAAGCAATGAACGAAGTCTCAAACATGTGGTCACAAAAACCTGACCTCGTAGTGTTTGACTATCTTGAACTGTTACAAGGTGGCGGTGAAGATGTGCCATCTAAAGCGAACACAATGAAAGCATGGGGACGTCGTCATGACGTCCCTATCGTCGTTCTACACCAAACTTCTCGCACCAGCGGGGCAGATGGTAAACGCATGACGATTTCGTCAGGCTCATTCGGTGGCGAACAGCAAGCAACACACATCATTGGTGTGCGTCGCAAGCGATTTGAAATTGAAGCACAGATCAGAGACTTGGAAACCAAGTTAGATAAATCATCAGCCTCTGAACGGGCGATGGAACAACTAGACAACTTGCGTTACGAGTCCCGTATCCACGCTCACACGCTTACACTAAACCTTGTGAAGAACAAGCGTCCAGCAGGCAACCTTATCGACGACATTGACTTCGAAATTGAAGAGGGATGTGGAAGACTGACACGCCTGAGCGACGGTGAACTACCGACACAGTTTCTGCGAGCAACGCAGAAGCCCGAGTCGTGGGGTGACTGATGCTCAACGAACAAGAACTATGGTCCTACATCACACTGTTTCGTGGTAGAGGAGACTGCTACGGTTCTTGGGAGGGAGGCTGTGTACGAGAGCCTCTACAAGCAGACACATTCGCCAAGCACCTAGCCGAAGGTCCACACATAGGTGTGTACCCCTGCGTGAACTCTCTTGGTGCCACCCAATGTGTATGGGGCTGTACCGACATTGACTATGACGAGCCAGCAGAAGCATGGACACTCCATGACGCATTCAAATCTGTTGGCGTAACATCATGGGTTGAAAAAACTAGACGAGGCTACCACATATGGGTGTTCACACCCGAACTCGTAATGGCATCAGATATGCGGAAAATGTTTTTAGCCGCACATCAAGTCACAGAACTCAACCCTAAAGAAGTCAACCCAAAACAGATGTCGTTGCTCGCTGGACAACTCGGCAACTATGTGCGCCTACCTTATCCGAACTACGAGAACAGTACCGAACGCCAAATGATTGAGCGTGACGGTACACCAATACCACTTTCACAATTCATAACTAGAGCAACAAACGAAAGCGTGGACTCAGCCCTCATTAGCAAGATGGCTGGCTACTACAATGACCCCACGCCAGTGTACGCTAATGTATCTGCACCATCACTAGATATGCAGGAGTCGGCACGACGACTCACGAGACTAGGACGAGTCATCTTCAACGATGGTCCTACCCACCGTGACCGTTCAACGACACTCACTCACCTAGCACACGAGTGCCGAAAATCTAACCTCAATCCCGAGGACGCAATGCAAATATTGGAGGACGCTGATTTACGATGGGGCAAATACATGATTCGGGGAGAGGTGGGCAGGCTGGAGATTCAGAAACTCCTCATCCGAGCCTACGGTCCCATTCAATTTTCATAGAGGGCAAACCACACCCTAAAGAAAGACCAAGAGCATCAGTTAGGAATGGCAGAACATTTATGTACACGCCAAACAAAACTGTTCTCGCAGAAAAGTTAATAGCATCCCTATGGGATGGACCCAAGTACGAAGGCGATGTGGCTATCCATATTGCCGTAACGAAAGAAGGAACAGCAGTGACAATCACACCCGTAGACCACGAAAAGAAAACTTCGTTAAGAGGCGATCTAGACAACTATGTTAAAACTGTCATGGACGGTTTGAACGGAGTTGCTTGGATTGACGACAAACAAGTGATCGACATTCAGGCGGTAAAAGCATGAGCACATACAAGAGTCTGCCATGGGCTACAAGACTAGGACAGATGGGTGACACTGCCGAGAAAGCATTTGAATCAGTGAACCCCGTAGCACATCGTCTAGGTCTGAACAGACCCGACTTTGATACACGCGGAATGCCCGACACAATGCGCTACGCCCCCGACTACCTGCTCCCCACAGGGCTGTATGAGGTCATGGGCTGTGCGTCACGTGGCGACAGCCTACTCAAAACACGCTTTGACAAACTCACGGCAATGTCTATATGGCAAGCCATTGGACCTGTCAACCTGTGGATTTGGGACTCGTCCAAGAAACGCTATTGGGTAGCACCACTAGCAGACTGGATGAAAGCATTCCACAAACACGGTTCAGTTGACAGGTTCCCTGACAACAACAAACCGTACTTCGCATTACACATTGACTACTTTCCTGCAGAACCAGTAAAGCACGATGTCTAACGAAATTGATTGGTACGCCTCTCGTCCGCTAACAGCAGGCGAGTGGCTACTACAAGAAGGGGAAGCCCCCGACATGTCACCACAGCAACACCTAGACTCCGTTGTCGATGCCATAGAGCAACTATCAGAACAATCAAGGTTCTGTATAGAGGCAGTTTTCTATGAACAAATCCCCTACAGCGAACTAGCAACACGACTCGGTGTATCTAAGCCACACGCTTGGAGACTTACACAAGTAGCCACCGAACAACTCAAACATCTGCTATCATCCGATAGACACATAAACGAAAGGTACACATTGTATACAACTTGGAATGACGCCTCATGGGCTATGGTACGAAGTCTCGACAACTTTGCACCTAAAACAAAAATTACTAGCAACGACATGGATCACTTTGTCTCAGAGTTACACGAATATGTAATCTCTTTGGTCTACGGTTCAATGTTTGAAACCATCTTGGTTTCAACCATCAAGGACATGGGCATGGCGGCTATCTCGCACCTGAAACATATAGGCGAATGGGACATGAACTCAATGGAAGAACTACTCGTCAAGAAACAGCACGACTACGGCCACGCCAACATTGAAGGCTTCGGCTACATCGGTCTCGCCGTACGACTGTGCGACAAAGTGGCACGCATCAAAACTTTAGAAACACGTGGAGCCAAACCCAAAAACGAATCCGTAATAGACAGTTGGGTTGACATCGTAGGTTACGCTGTCATCTCACAAATGATTTCCAACGACACATTCAAACTAGACCTAAAGGAAGCGGCATGACCGACCAACCAATCACCCCAATCAAACACTTGAATCTCATAGAACTTTCAAGTCTCATCGTCGCTGTCACCATCTATTTGGCGAGAGACGACAATACTATTATCGATCAGATCGGTGCCATGGCTTCTGCTATAGAAGCACAGTATCGGAAGGACATGTCTGATGGTGTCGAAACAAGTGATGAGTGAATCAATGGATACCCTCGAACGAGAACTAGACGTGCTGATAGCCTACGCCAAACGGAAACGTATGGCCCGGGCTATCATCACAGACATGACTGACTTCAAAACCAAAGTACTTCCACTATTGAGAGGAACCAATCATGGACCACTATGACAACGGCGATGAAGAGGAACAAGAATACATTAAGTTCATGAAGTCAATACATCCCAAAGATGTTAGATCGTTGTTCAAAAAAGAGGAACAAGTTTTGAACGAGCAGAACGACTACTACTCGCTGAACCTAAAGTTCCCTCGAGAAACAGCAATGGCTTTCGTGGAGTCTTACTACCGTGCCGTAAGCGGCAACGGTAAAGACATCATGAACATGCTGTACATCATCTCATCGATGGTAGACGAAATCGAGAACTCCCCGTTTGAATACAACGAAGACGATTAAGCCTTCTTTAACAATATGGCAAAGACGCTGTCTATATAGGCGGCGTCTTTTGCTGTATCAGGACTCAATTCAATGTGAAGCCAGTTGCCACGACCACCCAAAGTAGGCTTGTCGTACACTAGCCACTTGTCACGATTACATCGCCAGCCACGCCCATACTTACCGTAAGCGTAGTCATGTACTGCCTCTACACCCAACGCCTCAGCGTTACGCACAAAGAAGTCTGCCAACGACAGACCATCCTCACGGTTCTTATACCCTGCGTCCCATGCTCGCCCCGTACCATGCACAGAAGGTGCGGGCGCTTGAGTAGTGTTCTTCATCAAACGAACACCCCACGTGCCGAGATTCCTGATCTTGCCGCCGTTCAAAAAAACAACCCAATCCTTAAGTCTTTCAGTCCCAGCCAACTTACCTTTGCTGTTACCATCCCAACCCGTATACTTTCTCGTCTTCTTAAAAAACATTACTATCTCCCTTGGTTCCGTAAATCTTGATTCTCATACACCTGTCGTTGCCTCTCAAGCGCCCTCATTTCAGGTGGTATCGGCGTCAATGGGACACCAGCAAAACCGAGCCAACCACCCAACTGATTGGACTTGCCCTTAACTGTCTGAGGATTTAAACGCTCCATCGGATTAGCAATAGGATTCAACATTTTGTAGAAATGATTGAATGCTGGAGAGACTTGACCATTGCCCCTGTTCTGTCCAGTCACTGAAGCCAACAGTTCACTCAAGGCACCAAACGGAGGTCCAGCCATATTGTCCTGTGGCTTCGTACCAAAATCATTGCCATACACAGTGTTCTGACCAGCAATAAAATCAAGAGGTGCACGGATAGCAGGGTTGACCATACCCAAGATACGTCGAGGTTCAGAAAGCATTCTCAACTCTGAATCCAACTTGTTGAAACCTAGATCAAGCGACAAGTATGTTGACTTACCGATAGGGAAACCTCCAGCCTCACGCAACCACTGAGGGTCATCGTCTTGTCGTTCACCCTGCATGTTGTTCACAATCTTGTTGTAAGTTAAATACGCTCTAGGGTTCTGCCACTTGTTCTGCAACTGCATAGGGAAGTTGCGTGTAGTCCAAAACCAAAACGGCATGATATGTGAAGTGTTCTTATCAAAAGAACCCTTCGCTGAATAATCAAACAAGAATCGCTTTACGCGACCTGCAGCACCTTCCACCGAGTGACCCTTGCGAGCAGAGTCAAACGCCATCATGAAACGTGCGCTATCCTCAGACTTTTGGTTTGCTTTCTGATGAAGACGAAGCCACCAGTTGTCGTACATGCCTTGTTTGCGCTTTCCTACAGGTGCACTTGTCATGAAGTCTGCGATATGACCAAACCCACTAGCGTCCTTGGCCTGAATAGCAGTCACGACATCGTCCTTCACGTCGACAGCAAGGTTGTCTAACCATTCTTCATACTTGCCAGTTTTCAAAGCGTCCTGCATCTGCATCCAAATCTTCATACCAGTAATCATGTTCTTCACTTCTGTGCCTGCGGCTAGAAGTGTGAAAGTGTTGGTCATACTGTTACGCACAACATATCCTGGGTTAGCGAGTACATACGACTTAAGAAGTCGTGTGTATCGAGCCAAGAACTTGTTGACATCTTGAACAAAGCCAGGCTCAGTAAACTTGTTTAAGTTGAAAATCATGTCCTCTAGGTCTTTGCGCATCTGAAGATTGGGCATACCGTTGTCGGTAAGTTTCTTCCAACCATCGTTCAACTGCTCAACAATTTTTGTTCCGCTTCGACCATTGAGGTCGCTACCTACTTCAAAGAACTTCCCGCCAGCAAGAGCATCATAAAAACGTGCTGTCTCTTTGTATGACGTAGTCATCTTCGCGCTGTGCGTGAGGTAAGCAATCTTCAACGTCTCGAGGTTCGCTGCTAACATCTTTTCCCGCTTTGACACCTCGCCTAAACTCTTCTCAAATTCTGCACTAACTGACGCTTTCGCTTCAGACCTAGTTTTGAGAACTTTTGAATTCCTATTAGCGTCTTTGCCAAAACCTTCAGGGATGATGCCAGCAATGCGTGGTTTCATGGCCGTGTCATTGCCCGTGATTGGATACATGGTGTAAGCCTCAGTCTCACCATAAGACCCCTTCACATACAGCATCTCCTGAGCATCCTGAATGATGCCCTCCATCTCCACGAAACGTGCACTGAGAGGAGACGTACTACTCTGAACTGCTTTTGTACGCGCCAACAGTGCGGTGATCTCTGCCAATCGTGCCTCCAAAGGAGCACGATATTCGGCAATCATCTTGATGTTTAACTGACGTTCAGATTCCCAAATCAAAGCCTCAGATTGATACTTCGCCGCGTTATCCATAAGAAGTTGCTCTTGCTTCCAACGCTTAACAATACTCTTGTTCTGCTCCGTATAGAAATCCTTGTATGCCTTGCCAAAATTCTTGCGGGTATCTCCTGTCGTCGCTTTAGTTAAAGTCTCTAACTCCTTAAACTGTGCATTCAACTCATCAGAGACTCCCTGGAGGCGTGTCAACACAGCCTGTTCTTCGTCCATGATCTTAGTGAAATACCCAATTCTGTCCTCAATGGCCGATTGAGCATTCATGTCACCAAAGAACTTGTTGATCTGCTGAGGTATCGCAATGTCATAGTCGACAATAGACAACTCGTTGACTTCCCTCTCAAGAGCCTTGTAGACCTCTCTAACGCTCAAACCGCCCTCAGGGGTACCATCACCCAAAAGTAACTCGTTGTAGCGTGTACGGGCATCGTAACGTCCATTGGTGCCATCTGTAATGGCATCCAAGGTCTCGTTTAACTTCTTTTCTAGTTCAGGGAGTCTAAACTTGTGGGCAGGAATAGTATTGGCGTCAACCCCAGGTTCGGTACCTACAACATCAACAAACCCCTTGCCTTTTTTGTAGACGACATCGGGGGGGGTCATATCAGTTGAGACGATGGGGCGTCTAGCCGTAGCCTCCAACTCAGCATTAGTTAGTTGCTGAAGGTTGTCACGATCCGCATACTTTAGTCTAGCGCGTTCAACACGGTCAACCTTGAACCCAAACGGAGCCTCATCGGTAATATCGTCACGCAGACCCTTGATAGCAGCAATTTTCTTCCGAGTATCGTCCAACTGAGTAGCGATGTCCTTGGCGGTCGCAACCATATTCTTATAGTTCTGCTTGCCCTCATACTTAGCCAACTTATCTGCATGAGCGATACTGTCAGACTCAACAGACTTAGCCCAAAGATCATCCAACCATTTCTGTGTGCCAGCAGACTTGGCAGGGTCACGCACCATGTTCCTAGGAGTCACCTTGCCTGCCAAGAACTGTTGCGTAAGGTCGTCCTGCTGATTACCTACCATGGCTTGTACTTTTTTCATTCCGCTAGTCCAATGCGTACCCATCTCTTCCCAACGCAACTTTTCAGCGGCTCGAGCATCCATGATTTGCTTCAACGACATACCTTCAGCAACTTGAGTCTTGTAAGCCTCGAGCGTTGCTACACCAGCCCTCCGAACGTCTTCGGTAGCCGCCTTCACTCTAGCGATCTCTTTGTTCTTGTCAACTAAAGCCTTTGCATATTTCTGCCTCATGAGGTATGGACGAGACATTAAGTTTGGCTTCCCGACTTCAGTCGCGTTGAAAGTCTTCTCAAAAGCAGCCCACTTGACTTTAATCTCATCAAGAAGCGCCTTCTCCAACATCTCAGCCTGAGAGACATGTCTGTTCAGGGCAGGTGTTGGATCACCCAATTTACCCTCCACAAAATCTTTGGCGTTCTTCAAGAAAATGTCAGCCGCACGCTTGCTCATAGAGCCAGTCCCAGCAGTAGCAGCATCTAATCTCGTGCCAAACTTAGCCAACTCGGCGCTAGCCTCCTTCAACTTCTCATTAGCGAACTTTATGAACTCTGTACGTGAAGACTCGGAAGTAAGATGATACCTACTATTCAACATGGCGTCAATCTCGAGAGAAGTAAACTCAATGTTCATTCCACTTACATCCAAGAGTTTTCCAGTGGCTTCGTCAATACCTTGACCGATGTTAGTCCCAGGGGCCCAACGCAAAGGCGTTTTTGCGGAAGTAGTAGTATTTAAAGACTGCTTCAAACGCAACTCTAAAAGCCTGATGTCTTCAGGAAGAGTTGATTCACCATTGGAATCAAACAAAACATTCTTACCAAATGAAGCAGTTTCAGACGCCAAGTCCTTACGTTTCCTGATGGCAATATTGATGTTCTTAATATCAATGAGCAAAGCGTCCTCTTTAGGAAGAGACTTTAACAGTTTTGCTTTAGCCGCTATCTCCTTGGGAGTTTCCTTGCCAGTCGCTACAGTCGCTTCCAACGCTCTACGTTGACGCACTTGAGCGTTAAGTGTGTTGCGCAGTTCATTCAACTTCTCTATGTAGCCCGCATTATAGCCAAGTTCGGCGCGATCACCCAAAGTGATTGCGTCAATAACTTGACCCTTTCTGGAATACAATTTCTGTTCAGGGTTTAGCCATTCTACATTCCGAGACGCCTTGCCCTTAACACGCTTATACAAATTGCGTGCACTTGTGAGAGCCGCCATAATGTCATTGACAGATTGTTGAAGAGTCTTATCTTTGATAGTACCAGTAGATTCAACATTCGCTTTAGCGGTAAAGTATTCGTTCGAAGAAGAAAACACATGGCTATCATCAACCCTGCCTATGTCACCTTGATGGTTCAGTCTACGCAACTGATCTTCAAGTTCAGCAACCTTCGCCAATTTATCAGCCTTCAATTCACCTGCCTGCTTTTTATCTGTAACAGCAGCAGCATCAAGGATATCTTTCCTGTCCTCAGAAGCCATACGACCAGCGTCAGCCTTAGCAGTACTACCATACCTGTCGATGCCTTTTATCTCGTTGTAAAGTTCAGCAATCTCGCGCTCAAGTCGTTCGCCCTCCACAGGTGGGCGTACGCGATAGTAAGTACCAGTACCAGCCTTGTAGGCTTCCTCAGCCACTAGATGATGAGGTGACTGAGTAGAGATAAGGTTCCTAGTCTGCTTCATATCCATGCCAGCCAACTGCTTCAACAAATCATGTTCACGTCGCATCTGCACAGCACGATAATACTCAGGCGACGTTTTAAAATTGTCTAAAGCAAGAGAAGCATCACGAGTATCCATAAGCATCTTGTCTCTCTGCTTCATCGCAAGCGCTTCACCCGCTTCCGCTTCAGCAATGAAAGCATTCTTCTTCCTAGTGTTATCTGCACGCCACTTCTTCGCTGCATCAAAATCCATTTTAGCGACATCGTCAGGCTCATCAAACTCGGCAAGAGCCTTAGCGTATGCAACCTCATCCAGCATGCGTTCGCCAGGCTTCGTGTTAGCAACAAAGATATGGTCTCTAGGATTCGTAGAGGTCAAACGTGCCAACAACCTCTCCTGCTTTCTCGCCTCAGGAAGCATGTTCAACAACTTCTCTTCCAAACCAATAATACTGGTCTCTAAACGTCGGCCAATCTTAAGTTCCTGCTCCAACTTCCGTGTAACCAAATAAAGGTTATCAAGACGAGAAGTGATGTTGGCATCCCCCAAGTTACGCTTAACCCAAAAAGGGTCCATGCGATTAGTAAAAAATGTTGAAGACTTACGTAACTCAGAACTACGAGCCGTAATGTTCTTCTCCTTATCTTTCAACCATCGAACCATGTCAGCAACACTAGAGTCCTCGGTCATAGAGCCTCTGCTCGCACCCCTGGCTGCCTCTACTTTACGTAAGGCTTCGTTTTCACGTAACCTGTCAGAAATCATTTTTTTAGTAATGGACGTACGCTTTGCGGAGCGATCAATATAAGTCATCCACCATGTACGTGCTTCCTCCTGAAAATCTGCTTTCATCTTGGCTATCATCGCCTTGTTGTTCGGGTTTGCAATCAAGGCTCGATCAGAAATAAGTCTCGCCTCGTCAGCAACAGGAAGACCTCTACGAATCAACTCCTCCTCTTGACGCACCCTGGTCTGCGCTTGAGCAATACGGTTCTCCAAACCAGTTATGGAACGTCCCTCACCCGAAGCAGACATGGCACTACCAGACTCAAACATCCTTCCAAACAAATGAGAAGAATCAGTACCATCGTTAAACATTGCCAACACGTCGCCGTGAATCTCACTGTCGCCGCCAGCCTGAAGAGTGTCCATGATTGCAGCAAACAACCCTTGAGGGTTGTCTGCAAAATCAGCAGTGTTTATCTCCAACGCTTGAGCAATCCTAGTTCTACTCGCTTGCATCACTATTAAACTGTCTTCAAACTGTCTGCCTGTGGCACGAGCAGAAGCGACGACAATAGCGTCATACATGTCTGCAGTAGGAGTCAAATTATTTTCCATCAACGTTTTTGTGAGATTTTCCATACGAGCCTCGACAGTCTTGGCAAACTGCTGTTCCATAATTAATTGAGCAAGTTCTTCTTTCTGCTTTGGCAACGTCTTCAAAGCAACGCCCTTGGCGTCTATCCTAGGGTCTTTGATAGAAGCAATCTTTTGTTGCTGTCTGGCACCAACTTGTTCTTTTATTTGTGCCAAATCTTCAGCAGAGATTTCACCCTTAGAAAACAATCCCTGTGCAATCTTTATCTCTCGACCACCTTCACTATCGTAGAACCTGATTTGTGTTTCGGCAATATCTCTCTTTGCAATTTCTATCAAGTTAGTAATCGAAGGTTGACCAACTGGTGGCTCGTCATAATACACCTGTAACTTTTCTTTCAAAGCGTCACTAATCTTAGTTACCTTAGCCGAACCTTGTCGACGAGCATCCTCAAAAACGTCATCAGCAAAACGCGCAGCCTGCGCCTGATTGCGCAAGAACTGTTCAACAGATAGCGTCCCAGTTTTCTTCTTTGTAACAGCCCTGGCAAAACCTTCAGCCGTTTCTTCCATATCTAAAGAAACGCGACCATACTGTGCGGCGCGTTCAGCCGCATAATCAATTAGTTCACCCCACGTAGAGACGCCACTGCCACTACTACCACCAACGCCAAAAGCAGAATATCTTACGTCTCCCGCATTCATCATGTCAAGCGTCGACATCTGAGTGCTAAACTTCTCCATAATATCGTCAGCAATCTGATTAAAGCCAGCCCTGTTGCCACGATACACGACATTGCCTCTGAACATCTCTTCGTTAGCACCAAATATCTTTACCAAAAGATCCTCATCTATTTCGAGACCTCTTAAAATAGTTGCAGCATCTATCTCGTCTGACGCTAATAACAAAGCATCACGCAACATATCCTCCTTTTCAGGACTCAACTTAGCGGCTCTAACAATGTCGTCGCCAAAATCACGTACAATATTGTAAGGAGTAAGACGCTGATACTCGACATGGAAGAGTACAGCGTCCTCAAATGCGTTCACAACCGAGTTATAGTTATCGTATGTCTCTTGAGCAGACATGGCTAAACCCTTGCCTTGACGCTTTGCCGTAACCAATTTTCTATAACGCTCATTAGCGGCGTTCTCAAGAATTGCATTACGCAAAGCGATATTGCTTTGACCATCGTCAGAAACGACAAGAGCGAGACCAAAACTACGCAACTCTTCATCAGTAGCGCGACCCTCACCAATGTTCTTCAACACTCGCTGATATGTGTCAACGTTACCGTACGCTTGAATAGATGCAATATTTGTTCTGACATGATCCATCATAGCCAAATATGTTGGGTCAGCAATAATCTTGGATGCAATTGCTTCTCTTGCCTCAGTTGCAAACTCGTCGACATACTGTTTGAGAGTTTCCTCGCCATCAAGACGTCCAGCCCTTTTTTCAGACTGTAAATATAATTTTTTGAACGTCTTCTTTAACTGGGGAACTCTCGGAAACTGTCCTGTTTCCCCAGCCCTGTTAGCCTTCTTCTCAGCATTATTGACCAAACGTGTAGCCTCATCAAAAATGTTAAACTCTTCACCCTTGGCGTTAACGCCCATCACAGTTTTATGTGCGCTCGTGGCTGTATTATCAATCCAGTCTAAATCAATAGAAGCCTCACGTCCTTGCACACCCTTCAACGCTCTACGATCAGTAGCAATCCACATGTAATCTAAAGCCTTGTTCAGTTTATTTACAAACGTCACATGACCTTGCGCCCTAAAGTCCGCTGAATCAACAAGACCAGCGACAACGCCTTCAATCTGCTCATTAAGAATATTGGAACGCTCCACCATTTTGGCGTCAAACTTTTGGACTGTCTCCAATGCCTTTTTTAAAGATAGAAGCATGTCGTTAGTGCTGTCAACATTAAATTTCTGAGCAAGGACATCATCCTTGGCGGCTAAAACCTGCTTGAGAAGTGCATTCACCTCATCATCAGCCGCTTTAATGAGCAACCCGTCTGCACCCGTAGCAGTAAGATAGTCCTGTCGTCGCATCCGCATCTCTTCAATGATTTCATCTAAACGAATCTCAATCTGTGCACGTTCCTGAGCAAGTTTCAGTTTTGCTTCAGCATCAGCCCAAGGACGAAGTTTCATAGACTCCAAGTCTCTGAGAGCGTCGTCCGCTGATCGTTGCAAACCTTCTTGAACCTTTTTTGCTACATCGTCTATAGTTTTAGTGACCTTCTTTAACGAAGCCTCGCGAGCAGCCAACTGTGCCTTCAATCTTTTCTCCATAGCCTTCATGAACACAGGGTCTTCTACAACCTGCTCACCAATAGCCTCAAAGACGCCTCTCTCAACCAAGATTCTCCTACGAGCAATCTTGCCCATCTCGGTGCCATGTTGTGTAATATATTTTTGCATCACCTTATCGATATCTACTTCAAAGAAGTCGAAATCAATTTTGCCATGCAACCTAGCATGAGCATTCAGACCATCAATACCAGCATCAATAGTGTCTTGACTTACCTCTTCACCAAAAAAAATGTCGCCTTTTTTCATACGAGACTTGAAAGCCCCAGTTTTTTCGCCTGGATCAAACACTACGTTACGTAATCGCTGTACGGTGACATCGGCGGAGTCCTTGATGAACTGCCCTGCTTTATCTGCAAGCATGTGAGGAAAATAATGATCTACAGTACCCCACGGCGCATCCTTGTCAATAGCAAGACTGGCGTCTCTACCTATATTGTTTAATCTTTCCAAGAGTCCTTCAAACAGTGCGGCAAACTCTTGCTCTTCAGGAGAAGCAGCAGCAAGAGCAACCTTGCCTTCTGCGGTATCAAGATACTTGTAAACAGTTGCACCATATTTTGCGTACTTGTCATCAAAGTCAGGTATTAACTGTCGCCCAACAAGGTATAATTGTCCAGCCTTACGCGAAGCCTCGGCGGCTCCAACGCGTTCGCCCGAATGAGCCATTATTGCACTAAGATAAGCAGCCGTTTGATCTAAAGGCGCGGTACCACGAGCCAATGCTCTAGAAATTTGTTTTGTACTAAGATCCGCAAAACCATCAGCAAACTTACCAAAAGCAGTATCACCAACCCACGTCGACATGGTCTGTATACCACGCTCTAACTTGCGTCCAGTTTTTGAAGCGACAGTGCCACCAATGCGTTTACCCATAAAGTACAGACCTGCCTGCTGTACGTTTGCTGCAACTAAGTCTGCTTCGGGGACGCGTGAACGACCCCAATGGAGAGCGTCTTGGATGACTTGCGGGCTTGAGCCCGCATCAGTCAACCTTTGAGCCAACTCGAGTCTGCCCGTACGTCCAGTCACGCGAATACCTTTGGTAGTAAGACGCGTCATCGCTTCGGCTGCAGCCTTCTTAGTGATAGTGCCCGCAGCCTCTGCAGCAGCAATTTTTGCTGTTGCTGTGAGTAAAACGTCACCTGTAAGAAGAGCCGCTTTATTAGCACCAAGAGTTACATATGTCAAAGGGTCGTAAACAATATCTCCCGCAAGACCTACTGTACGGTTGCCCCACTTCTGCCAAAAACCTTTATTACTATCGCCAAATGGTTCAACCCAAACTTTACCAAAACCATACTCAGGGTCTTTTACATGGGCAACAAAATCATTCCAAGACGCAGTGGTCTCAGGGTTACGATCCAAGAAATCTGTTACCTCGTCAACATGTGCAAGGGTGATCCTCATGGGTATAGAAAGCGCTGACAAACCCGTCAAGCCCGCCTTGACAATAGGATTCTTTAATACGTCATAGACAAACCCTGCCCAACCTGAAGGCTCGGGAGCGTTTCTTTGAGCGTCGTCTGCTGTCCAGTCTTTACGAACCACATTGGAGGGGCTGTTAGGTTTGAGGATGCTTGCAAGAGTCTGCACCGAAGGTGACAGACCGCGATTTGCTATATCCCTTTTTAAATTATCGAGCCTTGGATCATATACAGCCATTACTTATAGTCCCAACTGTTACCTAAAAAAGTCCGCTATTGCGGGCATTAAGAGCGTCACTAAGTGGACTGCGTCCACTTTCCAATGCTGAATCAAGATCCGCTTGAAGAAGCGACAAATAACGATCCTTCTGCCAAGGATTATCCCTGAATTTATTTCTAGTAGTTTCAAGAAGTTTTCCATTTGCCAACTGTCCAAAAAAGTCAAATGCTAATTTGGGGTCAGGAGGAGTATTTTTGTCCCAATCTAAATAATCCAAATATGCTTGTCTTGTATTTTCCTGTTGAGGAACAGTATCCAAAGTATAGTCGACGCCTGGTTGCGGTAAACCAGCCTTAGCGTAAGGAGTATTGCTCAACCAAGTCTCATATGCCTTGCTATTACTGTCGTCCGTCTTCTTCACCCCGTCTGCTTCGGCAAACATTTGATCAACGTAACCTCGAGCAGTAACAAGATCCATCCCATCCTCATTAGGAATCTCGCTATAATTAATTTTGTTTTGAATTTCTCCCATTGCTTCAATGGGATCAATAGTCCCATTTGCAATTCTTTCCGCTACCATTCGCCAAACATCACTAGCACTATTGAGAAAACTTGAAATAATAGGAGTTGAATATTGCTCACCCTGAGGAGGGAGACTCTGCGCATAGTCGTATGAACCTTGAGCCACACCATATTGTGGATTCATTATTAAAGACAGAAGGTTCTGCATGTCGTCAGTTCTGCTTTGCACGTCACTCTGTGGCGTGTTGATCATATATTGCAACAACGCAAAAGGGTCACCTTGATAGTCGCTTTTGGTTTGGCCAATGTGCTGGCTCATTTCTTACCGCCTCCCAATAACTTAATAATTGCACTTACATCCTGACCATTAGCAGCAAGCGTCAACAACTGAGTCATCAACGTATCCAAACCACTTTGCCTTGTCGTCGCATTAGCGTTCAATCCTGCATCTCGATTAGCCATCGCCTGCAAAGCAGCAAGACTCTGATTGGAAGTGTTTGCAGTAAGAGCATCAGCACCACGGGCGCCAGCCTGTATTTGCTGTGCCTGATTGATTGTGTCCCAACCCGAAGAAGCAAGTTGACCAGTATTGTAGTTAGCATTGTTTGCTTGCTGATTCTGTGAAGTCAGAAGCCCCGCCAAAGCATTAGTCTGATTGTCAGGACCATAACCCAAAGCCGCCTGAAATGCGGCTAATGGGTTTGCAGCATTCTGAGTAGATGCAAGTTGCATATTGGCATACGGATTCACCAAACCCTTTAAGGCATCGACAGCAGTGGTGGTGCCAGTATTGACTGCAGTATCCGCGTTACCTTTTTGTGTAAGCAATTCTGCCAGTACTGCATCATATTGCGAATTGACTGTAGCGTTACCTGCGTCGGCAGAACCCAACAATGTTTTAGCGTATGCCATCAAAGAATCTTGCAAAGGGTTCTTTTTCTTTTTACCTGGACCAGTGGGTGGTGTTGGTGGTTGTGGTTGTTCGGCTGCTAACGCCACGTATCTTTGTCGAACATAAGTATTAAGGTCGGGAACTCCTTTGCCATTGTTGGCAGCCATACCCTGTTGTTTAAACGCTGCTGTTAATTCAGGACTATAAAGTGGATTACCAAACTGGCCCATATCTCCAAGATCTAAGCCTGGGGTACTAGCCTTAGCAGGAACAACAACATCGTCGATAGTGCGTGGCGTGAATGGTCCACCGACAACAAAGGGTGGTAGTCCATTGGCAGGGTTAATTTTTGTTTTACTACCTGGTAAACCAAAATAGAAATTTCCTTCATCATCAATAGGCATAATAATCTCCTTAAGTATTTGTCTTAATAGAATTGGCAGTAGCCAAAATGTCGTTCTGTTTATCTATAGCAGTCTGAGCAACACTGTCCGTATAAGTCTTGTTTACACCAGCCTTGTCAAGATCATACTTCGTGTACAGATCTGTCATACCCTGACTCATAGGGTTCGTTGTGTTAAGCCAATCCTGCCCATACTTAGAAAACTGTCTCTGTGCCACACCGCTTTCACGCAGACCACTACGACCAATAAGAGAAGCCAAAGCACCAAGCCCTGTATCCAACCCGCGAGTCGTATTCAACAAATTTGTTTGCCCTGTAAGAAAATTCATGTTGTATGTATCGAACAATATCTGAAGAGCACCCTGCTGAGCAGCGTAAGCCGTAGCGTCTCTAATTGCGTATGGATCTTGTTGTTCTACAATCGCCGCAGCCATATTAGTCACATCCTTGTATATCAATAATTACTTGCCCACACGGACCACAAGTGCACGAATACTGTTCCTGCCCATCCTCATCAAGGATAGGCGTATAAGTGTCGTCGCCTTCATACCAAACAGAATACGGAGTCAAATACTGCGGAAGCGCAAGGCCTTCCGCTGAACATCCAACTGTTCGACAAGTCACAATGTAGTTATGTATCATGACACAATTCCTACCGCATCTACGTTGGTTGCCGTTGTATTTGATCTCAAAATCCACACTGTTACGCCTGTTGTGTTTGCGCTCGTATGTGCCGTATGCGTAACCGTAGCAGAGTTTGATACAGCAGAGGTTCCAACCTTCGGTATGGCCGACAAGGTTCTACCCCATGAGACAGCACCACTTGTCATGGTTGATGCGACTGGAGTAATGGATACTGTTCCGCTACCAATAAGCGCACGGCTTGTAGCCGTTGACGCTGTTACGTCAGATGTGAGCGCAATTGTTCCTGATAAATCTTGTAAATAAACAGCCCTAGAACTTGCGACCCCATCTACTGCTCGTATGTTTATGGATGCGCCATTACCTACACCATCACTCACTCCAATGTTGATAAGACTTTTTAATGCACCACTCGTTTTAAAGTTGGGTGAGTTGACCGTACCAGTAAAAGTTGGGTTAGCAACGTCTGACTTTAAGTTGAGCGCTGTCTGCTGTGCAGTAGAAACAGGCTTAGCCGTATCAGCAGTGTTGTCCACACTCCCCAAACCAACCATCGCTTTAGTGATACCACCAACAGTGCCAGTAAAAGTAGGTGAAGCAATGTTTGCTTTCAAACCTAAACCAGTAGCCAAACTGATATCGCGGCGTTGAAGTTCCTCTGTCAAAGATTTAAAAATCTTTTGCAGAGGTAAAGTATTGTCGCCCTTAAGAGACGCAATGCTGGGTGCGGTCCAAACTGTCATAATTTAATAATGTACATCACGGACTGGTATGGTGGAAGAATGCTGAATGGTGTAGCAGAACCTGTAGAATCAGTGTCCTTAGCGCCATGGGTTGCGGTAGCGGCGACAGCAACAGCGGTAGAAAATGAGTGGGCAGACAATGATGCGTCTAATGAGTTACCCGTTACGGTGTGGGTGTGGGCAGCAGCAGTTGACGTGGTGTATGTCGTAGAAGCGCCCGAGTACTCTCGTACCCCCGCAAATCCGCTTCCAGATACAATGTCGGCTTCTCCACCAACCTCGTGAGAGTGAGCGCCAGCAGCACTTGTGGCAATAAGGTAAAGTGCATGATTATGATCTGCATGATTGCTAAGAACAGGCTGTGTCACCGTAGGAGCCGTGTGAGTATACGCAGAAATGTTGTGGACGTGAACCGCCAAGTTTGCTGTAGTCAACGTGACTGTCGCTGCACCTGCTGTAGCAACAGTAGCATTGGTGGCATGACCGTAAGGAAACTTGCCAACAAGGTTAGGAACGTTGAATGTTGTAGAATTATCGCCAACGCCATAGCGTGTAGCGATGGCTGCAAATAGACGAACATACGAAGGGTTCGTTCTAGAAATTGCAGTACCATCACATATGACATAACCAGTTGGCGCAGTGGCACCACCATAAGCAGAAATAACACCTGCAGGTTCAAGATTGTCAACATAATATTTGCGTGTGAACTGATTGTCCAAAGTGGGGTTAGTTGCTGGTCCCGAAGGAATAGCAGTAAACGCAATAGCCGCGTCTCTAGTAATAACTTCGGTATTAAGAAAGTTAACCAACGAAGTAAAGTTTGAGTTTACCTCCACAGCATCAGCGTTAGATCCATTGGTGAAAGTATTAGAGACTGCTGCGGTTGCCATTATGCACGCACCTTCCTAGGGTTGAATTTGTAGGTGATAGAGTTTAAACCCCAAGGTTTTCCTGCCACACCACGGAACACCATTTGTAAAGACCTGGATAGACCCAAGTTTTTGCCCTGAACAAAGATAGAACCATCGGGACTTGCTCCCCAATCCGCTTCATTCCAACCATCATAAGCGTCGGGTTCAATACCAACAGTACGCCACATTAAACTGTCACCAATTCCAACTACCTCAATAGTAAAAGTTCTTTTAATCAAACCTTCAGTCCAATTATGGTAAACTTCAACCAAGGTTGATGAATCGACAGCAACACGTTTCATAATAAGATCGGGTCTACGCCACATTTTTTTAGCAGAAATGTTATCCGCGTCATACCATTTTGTGGTGTAATGAGAATCAAAATTGGTCAAACCAGTGCCAACATCATCCTGTGTTACAGCCAACTGATCAACCTTCAACACGTATGCGTTAGAGGCATGCGCTGCAAAAAGAAAAGTTTGACCACTCGAAGAAACAAACTGACATCCCGAACCTACGCCACGACCATCAGAGGTTTGATATCTTGTCCAAGCACCATTACCAATAGACTCGTCGTAAATATAGTTCTCAGTAATTGTCGTGTCGTTGTTTCTAGGTATCCCAACCCATATTCTTCCATCAAGTACCGTGACACGAATTGCGCTTTGCGCAAGTTCGTTTACTGTCCTATCCTGCAAGATGGGACGTATGCTACCAAAAATGTCTTCAAAGGCTTGTCCATTAAACTTATACAATCCTTGAGACCATGAAAAGAAATAGATAGCACTTTCCGTTACGGCAACAGATAGAGAGTTTACGGCACCAATCATGTTGGTTAAATTTGTAAGGATAAAAGTTTCTGCAGTATCGCCAGTAATCGACCATATGGAATGCTTCTTAAATATAATCAGCGAACCATTAAAAACACACATTGCTGTAATGCCATCGCCACCATCGGGGATGTCAATGAAGTCATACGTACGCCAACTCTCAATGTTTAACGGATGCGAAAAACGCAATCTGTTTGGCATCGATGTTGCAGTCTCTGTGGTATTCGCACACCACAACATGTTTGCGTAGATGGCACAAAACTTTGCTCGAGGCATCTCGCCAGTAGTAGGAATAGCGAAGTCTTCATTGTACGATCCAGTAGGATCTGTCAATGCCGTGACTGTCGTTCCAACAATCTTCTTTGACTCAAGGCTACCTATTGCAACATAAAGACTGCTAACACTAGATGCAGTCCACGATGCGAACGATGGTCCATCGGGCGCATCCGTGGTTATAGCAAACGAACTAAATGCACCACCCGAAGAATGATATATTCCATTGTTTACGCCGATAACAACACGAGGAGTAGAACCCTCCCAATAGACAACATTTTTTGCCACAGCACTGCCATCAGCAATTGCCCCTATCGCTGCAGTATTAAACTTTGTCATACCACCACGAACAGTCATACCGCCACGTGGATCTACATCGACATTAAGGAGATTTGGTGATTCGTTTTTGCCTAATTGAAAAGCGTCCGTACGCAAATTAAGCCCACCAGTAAAATCTGATACGCTACTCTGCATAAGTCTACTCATTGACCAAGATTCCTTCCAAGTGATTCCATCCAATAAGAATGATTCAAACCTGGGACACCATCAGACAATGCTAGAGGGCGATGAGAAGAAGGTTTCATAATATCTGAATGCGCAAGCATCACCGCTTCGTCAAAACTTTTACGATAGAAACTAGCCAACTCAACATCTTCTTGCAGTTGGTACACTTGTGAAACTCCGTAATATACGAGAGCGTTATGAAAACGCTCATCGATATCTACTTCGGTAGAGTCAGACAAATGCCAATTAGATGACTTGCGATATCCCCTAATGATTAGCGGATAAACTTGTTCAGGTTTCGGCCATAGATGAATCTGTTCCTGCCACAAAGTAAAATACATCGGTCTTGATGGCGAGTCGTTATCGCCAAGCCAAATCTTTTCTGCATCATCGTAACTGATCCATTGCAGACGATTGCCAATAGTTGAAGTGTCAACTATTGATGTTATTTCACGAATGTTGCCCGCACCAATAGCAGAGACAGCATATGCACGTTGGTCAGCGACAGTGCTGAGAGTAGTTGACAGTTGGTAAAAGGGCCAACGTCGCTCCAAAGAAACGATACGATCAAACCCATCTTTTATATATAGTTGTATTAATGTATCTGAAAGATCAGTTGCGTCAAGGTCAACAATCTCGCGAATTTTAGTTCTTATATCAAGAAGGTTCAATTAAGGAGTCCTTTGCCATTGAGCGAAGATGCCCTATACAGAAGTCTGTTCCCTTCGCTCGAGCACCTCTACATGTTTCTTCATTAGCCATACACGAAGTATGACCTAGGTACGGCATACCACCAGGACCAGCAGGTGAAGCACCTTCCACCCCGTACTGTCGCTGCCCTCGTGTTGCAGATTCACCGTAGAGTGAATATGCGAGTGCCGAACCTTTGATCATCAATAACCTCTAGAAATCCGCTTTGCCGCAGGCTTTGCCGCAGGCTTTGCCTTTGGACCCTTAGGTGTTGGGAGTCGTTTTGGTGGATCTTTTTTGGGAGTCGCTTTTTTTCCGCCGCTTTTTTTAGGAGCGGGTTTACTGCTCAGAAAACTACCTGCAGGTGGTCCCTTGCTGTCAAAAATCTTTTTAACACCTCGTCCAACAGCCTTACTACCTGATATGAAAGCATCACCTCCAGCATTAACGCCATTAATAAAAGCACCAGCAGTTTTGTTTACAATTCCGTCCGTTGACCTTTTAAGGATTTCTTTTGTGCGTTTTGAATCAGCGCGAGCAAGTGTAGCACTAGTACCTTTATTTTGACTTGAAGGAGAAGGACGAGAAGGTACACCTTCTTTTTCTTTTCTGCGGCGTGCGTCTCGTTGGGCGTAAGTTTCTACATCATAGGTGTACTTGGTGTTTTTACCCGATTTAGGCACAAGTTGAACCTTGTCTGTACCTTTGCCAGTTCTTAAATTGCCAAGCATTTGATGATTTGATTTCTGGTTATAGACTTTGTTATGAACTTTACTTGTTCTATACCAAATGTCTTTATCTGCTCCACCTTGAACTGGTTTTTGTTTCATTAGTAAGCCTTCTTTCGAGTCTTGATTGTTTGCTTAGGTAGAAAATTAGACGCTTTACCAAATGCTGGTTTTCCAGGTATTGTCTTACGAGGGTCTTTTGGCATTCCTGGCAATTTAGGCTTACCGCCCCTGCCCTTAGGTGGAGTAGCCATAATCAGCCTCGTCCCTTAGAGGTAACATATGAAGAACTTTGCTTATCTTCGTCTTTCTTAACAGCCTTAAAAGAAGCCTTAAGAACACGCTCAGGAGAAACACTTCCCCCATGAAACTTAGGATACGTATCAGTTGATGAAAAACATTTACTCATTAACATTCCTTTCGGATTGGACGATTGGCCCGGGGTTTCCCCCGGGCACAATCACTTGTAACAATTAGGCAGTCTTAGCGGTAAGTTTGCCTTGCTTCTTTGAGTTGCGGATTGTCAAGTTGCCGTAGCACAAGATGAGCGCAAAGCGAGCATCCTGTGCGGTAGGACGAACGAAGTCCGTGTGAGCAAACCACTTCTCGCTGTGACCAACAAGAGTCAAATACTTGCTGTTCAGGAAGTAGACCTCGCCTGCAGGGCAAGCAGTGTCGTACATGACTGGAGCAGACTTGAACAACAAGTTTTGGAATCCTGCATTAGCAGTCGCTGTGTCCGTGTAGCGCAAGTTTGGAATCAACAATGACTCATACTTCTCATACAGAGCCTGAGTGGTCAGAACCGTGTCAGGCACATCGCTACCAACAGCAACCGTGTTATACGCGGTACTCATCTGAGCAAGAGTTAACGCCGTAGCGGTGTTCTCTTCGTATGAACGCCAGTAAGCATTCGTTGCACGGTCAATTCCGCCGACAGTACCCGAAGCCTCAACGAGGTTACCAAGACCATTCCACGAGTTAGTTGCAACACCATTGCTGAAGAACATGGCGTTAAAGCCTTCCTTCATTGACTCTTCAGCCTGCATGATCTTTGCTTCCAAAAGGTTGATCAACTGCTGTTCGCCGTTGTTCTTAGCCTCTTCGATTCCTGAAATAGCAATCGAAACAGCGTACTGCTTCCAATCAAATTCAGCAGCAGAGATGCCAGTCTGAGGGGTAAGGCTCAATGTGTCGTAGCCAGCGTATGGCGCAACAGTTGAGTTGAGGGCGTGAACCAAAGGCTCAACGATTTTTGTACCACCATTGACCATACGAATACGGCCCTTATTCATCAACCAATAGGTTAATGGACGTGCGGTGAACACGTTGTCTGCCAACGTCTTGCGATAGTTCGCAAGCGTTGTGGTCAAAATTGCATCAAAGTTTGGGTTAGACATGATTAGTCCTTTTAGGGGTTAGGAGACGCCGTGGGTTTTCTTTGCAGAATTCCAAGCATCAGAGATTGTGCGAATGGTGCCAATTTCGTTTTTGCCGCCTTTAGCAGACGAAGCGCCTGAAACAACAGATGCCGCGCGCTTGCTCTCAACAGTTTTCGACTCTGCAGAATTTTGTTTTCCACGAGTACTCACCCTGTCAAATGCAAGTTGCTTAAAAACGCCTTCTAGGTCAGAGTTGTTGTTTGCAACAGCAAACGCCACCACTTCTCTAGCATCGAAATCTTCACCATACTTGGTTTGCAACCGACTGATCTCCACTTGAAGTTCCTGCTGTGCTTGCGCCTGTTCGAACACGCTTACGCGCTTTTCGAACTCTTGTAGACGCTTAGACATCGGATCGACCTCGTCAAAGCCATCCCCAAAAAAATCATCATCGTTCACCATTTGCTGTGCCTCCTTGTTAGAAACACCATAATGCGACGACAGTAACTTTAAAGTTCCTGCTGGGTCGTTATCCAATGCTTGCTTAATAGCAGTTGCCCATTGAAGTTCACTCTTTTGCGTTGCAAGTTCTTGTGTCTTTCGAGTATAATCCGATTGACGCGAATAACCTGCTACAGCCTCGGACAACAAAACGTCCACATCTTCGCCATCAACACGTACGGTAATATAATGATCACCTAACTCATTGACGTCTAAACGAGAAATTTCGCTATCTTCAACTTCACCCAACTCTTCGATTTGTCCGCTTTCGGATTCGAATCCTGAGTCTGTATCAAAATCAGACATTGCTGATCTCCTTCTAGAGTCCTAAAGGTTGCTCTACATATATGTAATGATCGTTACATCAAGTGTTGGGTAGTTGCATTCCCATACGAGAAATCAACGCTTGAATGACCGCAGGATCAACCTGACTCATGTCGGGTGCAGGTGCCATAGCACCAAGATTGCTTTGCGGCATGCCCTGTGGAGGCATCTGTTCAGGTGGCATCTGCTCAGGAGCAAGTGCTTCTTCAGGCATTGGAGGAGGTCCAGCAGTCACGAACTGATCAGGGTTCTTCACACCAAAGCCAAATTGTAGAACATGAGCCGCCAAAGCGGGCATGTTCACAATGCCAGCGCCAGCAAATGGAGCCATAGCATCAACCATCTGTAGTGCCATCTGTCGTCGGAAAGAGTCATTGGCAGGTGCCGTAGAACCAGCCTCCACCTCGTAATCAAACTCGCCAGCAATATATTCGGTATCAAACGTAACCCAAAGAGGTTCACCATCCTTGCCCACAATACGGGCTACTTGCTCACCAGTCATAAACTGTTGGGCTAGGATTACCAATCGGTAAGCAACCTCAGCGATAGACGCTTCAATGGTAGCCAACTTGTCTGCGGCTCGAGCGTTAGCGGCATCTTGTACAATTGCCGCTTCTGTTGCCGTACGTCTAATCTCGGGAAGACCACCACGCTGGTATTCCGAGATACCCGAAACGGTCTGTATGTCTCCCTCAATGATGTCTGACTGACGATAAAACTCGGGCGGAGTAACAACAGCGGGGAAGGGAACGACAACATTGTTGAGGTTCTCGTCGCTTGATACTGGCACCAACACGTTGTCGTAGTCGGATTCAAGGGCGTCACGTCCGTCAGCGTCAAACGCCGACTCCTTAAATAGGTACTTGCGTGAATACCTTTTACGGTGATTCATCATCTGCGTACGAGTCGCGTTCAACTCTCGTTGAAGCGGCTCAATGGCTTCAAGGTCGCCCATTGGATAGAAGTAATCAGGGACATCATAGTTGCGGATCATCACATAAGGATGTCCAAAAGAATAGGGCATGTCCGTTGGCTTAACCAAGAAGTGTTCCGAACCATCACCAAATACGCACATTGTTTTCTTGACAATGTCGTAGTATTCCCAAATCTCGACGTACCCTGCTTCTTTATCCGTAGGGTCATAGGTCGAACCCTGGTCCTCAACATGGTTCCATGAAGTGGCATTAAGGTTATCTCGCGCTACTTTAAGGTATCGCTTATCTGTTTTGACTTCTTCTATAGTGCGACGTACACGTTGGGCTATCCAGCGGGCGTCGGACATGGAGGTACAGTCAGGGTCAACAAAGACGTCAAAGGGTGAAACGCGTTCTACAAACGGACGATCTTCAGTAACAATGATAGTCGGTGTGATATCATTTCCTTCCATCTTCTCGTCTGAGTGATCTCCATCTTGACTGATTTCTTCTTCTTCAACATATCGGTAGCCACACTTTAACCAGCCGTGACCTACGATAAGGAAGTCTTTTACTGCGCGTCGAAACTCGGGTTTAATCTTGTAGTGCTTCCACCAATAGTTAATAACCGCTTCCGTAATTACTGCTTGCGCGGCGGCTTCAGGTCTTCGCGCATTAACCGCAATCTTAGGATAGTTAACTGCAACAGAAGGGGCAATAATGTTGATCGTGGAGAAACATACGTTGATGAGTAGGCGATCTTCTTGGCTGATTGACTCGTAATGCTTGCCTCGGTAAAGGTCGACTAGGCGACGCCAAGTATTGTCGTAGTCTTCGTGTCGTCGAAAACGTTTTGCCAATGCTATTTTGGCTTGCAGTTTCCCTAGTTGATCTGACTGCGACTCGCGTGCCATAGGTTATAGTTCGTCGCTATCGTCTATTTGGGCTTCAATAATTAACTGCTCAGAAGCACGATAAGCAAAGTTGATTAATGCTCCAACGCCAGCCCATAGGGCTGTTTTCCATACTTCGAGACCGCCAAGTGCTCCACCAATAAGAATACCTGTAGATGCAAACACGAAGGTTGCTAGGGCTTTCTTTGCTGCTACTTTATAAATCATTTTCGGCTCCTTTGTAGTGCCAGTCAATGTGACCTTCAAGACGTTCGTCAATCTTGTCAACCTTACCTTCTATGCTTTGTAAAACTTCCATGTTAGCCCCATGTTGAGCCGTGTTCCTTTTATCAAACTTTGTTAACAAAATCATTAAAGGTCCCCCGATTAAGGCAACAACAATAGGAACCCACATGAGTTAGATCCAACGCTCCCCGACAGGTTCCGCCTTAATACCAGCGGCTGAGGCTTGTTTCATCTGCAGGTCTTGACGTTGTTTGATTGTGTCGCCATGGAAATTTTCCTTACCGTATGCAAAACCAAGGTTTACAGTTGATACATGACATTTGAAACATATGAATCCGCGACGTGGGATCACGTCAAAGGATACGATTCTGTCACATTCTGTACAATTAAATTGACCCATAACAATATGTTGGATTCGTTACATCGATTTTCGTGTGTTGTATGCACCCAAAGGTACAGGTCCAGTACCAGCATCGCCATGATGGATGTATCGGGCAAACCAATCTAAACTATATTCGATAACAGGGGTTTCCACCCTGTATTCAGGCAACCAGACATACTTCAACATCTGGTATGTGATAGCGAGAGACATTACTCTGTCGTCATGGGGGGAGCCGTGCATGCGACCATTAGGGTCGCGAACAAAAGAACGCAATTCCCCAATCGTGTACTCGTCTAGGATCTGTAACTCTTCTTCACGGATAGAAGCAGACAGTTCATCTATTGCTAAAGGCTTAGTAGCCTGCGTAGTACGCCATCCCAACACCTCTGTCTGTACTGGTTGTCGTTGCTGTAGTCGTCTATTGCGATAAATGTTCTTGTAGTTGTATCTCTGCAACGCTTTCAGCGTTGTCAGACCGTGGTTGTTGCTTTCCACGCCAATAAGAGCACCGTTATAAAACCAACCCAAGTCCCCTAGGGCATCTCCAAACAAGTCGGGGTCCACATGACCGTGCCAGTGGGCGACGACAAGTTGAGTACGTGCTTCTATGACGTGAGCAGCCGAAAAGTCGCCGTGTACCAGCCCTTCAGCAACGTCAGCACCAATAACATAGATGCCATCTATCCTTGGCATCTCCCAAATAGCCAATTCGCCTTCAGGGGTAATGACATAATCGCTTATTTTGCGGGCTGTGTTCTTTAAATAACCTCTATCGGGTTCTTCGGTCTCTAATTTGGACAGCAAATCAACGTCGAAGACGGGGTTACCCGACTTGATGAAGGCTTCTTCTGAACTTCGAGGGTATTCTTGGTGTAATTGCCAACTTGGCATCGTTTTAATCTTAGTTTCGTACCAGTTATCGTCACGATCACCAGCCGACCACGGCCAAAAGACGCCTTTGAACAGGTTCGTTCCCGTTTGAGACCCCACCCACAGATGATGGAAGAAGTTCCCGCTACCATTAGCGGTACTGAGGCAAATAACGCGTCCACCTACGTCAGCAATAGGTTCAATAGAAGCCCACGCTTCTTCAGCGTTGGGCAAGAAAGCCATTTCGTCCACAATAACAAGATACACGGACTCGCCACGGGCAGGGTCATTGCCTGAAGGCAAAGACTCTACCGCAGACTCGTTCGAGAAAGTCATCTTCAACTGGTTATCTGAAGTCACTTGTGGACCTCGTTGCTTCATCCACTGGGGTAAGAACTTGTATCCGTATTTAGATTTCTGTAGTAGTTTAGCGGCTTCACGTTCTGTACGTGAAAGCATGACTACAAACCTATCAGACCAAAAGAAGGTCAACCAAAAAGCGTATGCGGCACCTAGGGTAGAAAAGCCAATCTGACGCGCTTTTAACACTACGCTGTAGCGGTTGGAGAGCCAAGCCTCGACAGTTAAAAGTTGGGCTTCTCGAAGATCGAAGATGATACGACCACGCTCAGGATGTTTGATACTCCAGTATGTGGTACAGAAATACTCGAAGGCTTCAACCAACTCTTGGACAGAGGGTTCTTCGGGACCTCGACACTTACGCCATTCTTTCTCATTCAACAACTCGTTTAGTTGCATTGGTCGTCTTCCCTCATCCTTCGTGGCTTATGACCTGGGTCACACTCAGGGCATACGCCCTTGCAGAGACTCCAAGGAAACTGTTCCCCACACTTAGGACAAACCCACCAATAGATCATTACACAACGCGGAGTTGACGCGAAGCCTGCTCCTGCGAGGCTACAGCAGAAATTAGTTCTTCCAAGTCTTTATCTGACAACTCACTGATATGGGTCTCGGACTTGACGTTAATCGTGGGCGGAGCCATTCGGTTTGTGGCTTGCAAATACAGTTGGGCAGCCTTGATGTCGCCGCCGATAGCCTTGTCGTACAATGTATCCAAAAGCCGCTGAGAACGCTCAGGAGATCCCTGAATATTGTCCACGCGAGACTGCCACTCTTTCTTGAAGAGTTCCTTTTTTTCCCATCTACGAAGAGTAGAACCAGCAATACCGATAGACTCCGCATAGCGATCTTTCGACGCAGGGACCCTTTCAGACGGTGCCGTACACAGCCAGGTGATATATTCTTCTTGGCGCGCATCGAGTACATTCTCTTCCAATCCCATAATCTATAGGCAACTTCGTTACCTAATAGACCATGTAACGAGTAACGCTATTGATAGGGGCCGACAGGCATACGCTTCCTACCGCAGGGACGGAAACGTATCTATAACCCATCAAAAAGAAAACTACGGCGACGACAAAGGATGGGTCTATGGTGAACTTTAAACGCAACGCGAAACCTATTGCTGCAGGTCAGCAGCAACGTAAGGTTAAAGGGTTCAAACCCTTCAAACCCCCTGTGGCTCTCGGAGGCGGTAGGAAGAAGAAGTAATGGCTACTAGCAAAGATCCTAGGCTCGCACGTGCAGGAGTCACAGGTTACAACAAACCTAAACGCACACCAACTCACCCCAAAAAGTCTCATATAGTGGTAGCCAAATCGGGAGCCCAAATCAAAACGATACGTTTTGGTGAACAAGGAGCATCGACAGCAGGGGCACCCAAAGCAGGAGAATCAGAACGAATGAAAGCCAAACGCGCCTCATTCAAATCACGCCACGGACGCAACATCGCCAAAGGACCAATGTCGGCAGCATACTGGGCGGACAAAGTCAAATGGTAGGAACAAACCAAAGAACGACATGTCCTAACATACCAGCAATAGTAGAAATCTTTTGGGAAGACCATTACGGGTTAGACGAAACATGGTGCCACCCCAAAACCACACACCACACCCGCATCCTCTCAGCCATAGGATACCTTGTCTCCCAAGACGAACGCTACTACTACGTAGCATGCACCCTAGACCTCGAAACAGACGACTACCAAGGTGGCACAGCCGTACTCAAAAAATGTGTAATATATTATAATGTGGTACAACTACCCCGAAAAGTAGCAACCATCCCCACACTACTAAAAAACGCCACCAAAAAGATATCTCCACCAGCGTAAATAACGCCAAAACCCCAC